CAAAATCTTCTTTATCGGCAAACGGCAAAATCGGTGGCAATAAGTTGAGCGTGGAAAAACTTTTTAAATTTTCTCCCACAAATGTTCAATAGTAGCACTATCGTAGCACTTGCAGGTAACGGAAAAAGTATTGCTGTCAGGTGGGGATTAAATGTACTTCTGCCTCACGATAGCACAAAAGTTAATTAGAAGTACAATTGCTGAATTTGGCACGTCTGCCCCACTTGCAGCAATACTATGTTATAGGCAGGCACAAATCAAGATTTAAAATGAAAGCATTAAAAGTTAGTTACAGCAGATTGATTTCAAAAGGCAATTACGAAAATGCCAAAATTGAAATAGAATTAGAAGTTGAGGAAGGAGAAAAAGCATCAGAAGTATTTGAAGCTGCAAAAGCGTTTGTTGAAAAACGTGTAGCCGTTGAGAAGTTATCAAGTTTCACAATTGAAAGAGCGCAAAAGGTTATGGATGATAAACGCAACCACACATTAGCTCAAATTGAGGAAGCGGAAGAAATTTTGGCAAAAGCAAAAGTAGATTATGAATTGCCTTTTTAGGTGTTCGTCAGTGCTTGCCTATAACAGCCGTGTTTGGGAGTTCACGGCTTTTTTTATATAACTATGCAAGTATCAAAAATAAACGAAAGCAAAGCAGTTCAAATCGATATTGAAAAAATAGTTTTAAAATCGGTTGATCCAACTAAAACAATTAAGTGTAATTGTTGTAATAAAATGTACTCTAAAAAAGAAGCAAAATTTTGTTTCACAAATTATGGAGGTGCAGTAAGAAAACTTCAATACTGTTCAGATGATTGTGTAGAACAGGTAATTTCAATCAATCCCGGAAGAATAAGTTTAACCAAACCAAAACCGACTTTTTTATGGTAACAGATAAAATCCTTAAACTTGCTCGAAAACTTAATGCACTTGCAGAAAGAGGAGTAGGTGGAGAAAAGGAGAACGCTCAAACGCAGCTTGAAAGAATAATGAAACAACACGGATTGTCTTATGACGATATAAACGGAACTGAAATAATCAGTCAAGTTTTTACAGTAGGAAAGTACAGAAGATTGTTTATTCAAGTTGTAGTTTCTGTAAGTAGCGAAATCAAAATATTCGGACACAAAGGAACAAAAGCAAAAATGATTTTGGACTGTACAGCCGAACAAATGATAGAAGTACAATCTAAATACGAATTCTACAAAAAAGCATATCAGCGAGAATTTGAAGAATACGAAAGCACCTTCTTTGATGCATTTGTACAAAAAAACCAATTGTACAGCAATGCAGAACCCGAAGAAAGAGAATTGACAGCAGAAGACTTGAAAAGACTAAAAAAGGTACTTTCATTGGCAGAAGAATTAGAAGAAAATCACTATTATAAACAGTTAGAAAAATGATAAAGTACGTTTTAACAGTATCGAAAAACTTCCCGAAAACACACCCGGAAGCAGGTCAAGAAACAGGTTTTGAATTCAAAATATTGTCGGCCACAAAAAAACACACCTTGCGAGGAAATTATGAACTTTGGAGAAAAAGATTTGAAAAAATCGAAAAAGGTTTGGCTTGTTTAGTTGTTAGACAATGGACTGGTAAACCATATCGAAGTAAGCAAGTTGATTTGTTCACTCTCACAAAAGAACAGGACGGAATTGGACTCCAAAAAATCAGAAGCATTGAAATAGCAATAGACCTACACACTAAAAAAGCAATAGAATACTTAAAAAATCAAAATGGCAAATTGGAGTAGTAGTTGGCTAACCTTCACAGGAGAAGAAGCCAACGTAGAAAAAGCAAGAATGATGTTCAAAGAAATGTCAGACAAAGAAGTACAAACTAATCTCGGACAGATACCAGATTTTATCAAAGAAGAAAACACAGACGGCTGGTTTCATCAGATAATGGTTGACGAAACAGATATTATTTCATTTGAAGCCAAATGGAGCCCACCAATTGAAACTCTTAAACAAATCGGAAAGGAAATGAAAGTAGATTTTACTCTCGATTATGAAGAACTCGGAAACGGACTATTTGGAAAAGCAGTTTACAACCATAAAGAAGACGAACTCAAAACCTACATACTAACCGAAGAAGACTTCGACCAGTACACCACAGACGAAGAAACAGGTGCACACACCTACAACGGCCAAGAATACGAAAGTGAGTACGAAATATTGGAGTTAATTTTCGAGAAAAAACACGGATTTGCATACTAAAAACAAAAGAAATGGATAATCAGATACTACAAACAGCAATTTTGGTCCTTACAATAGCTTTATTAATGATAACTTACAAATACCAACAGCAAAGAAATTACATTCGGGATAATGTAAATAAAGAAGAAATTCCCGAAACAAATTACCCACCTATAAACCTGGAAAAGTTCAAAATTGAAAAGATAAAAGTAGAACACACGTTGACCGATATTGATTTAATTTATTTCGATTTACGAAAAGAGAATATTCTCGATGTTTTCGTTTATAGATTAATAAACACGGCTCTTTTTATTCTGTTCGTAGTAGCTGCGATTTTCTTCTCGAGAAAGGTTATTATAATTCTCTCCGTTATCTTTCTTGTTTATAATGTAGTTCACTCGGCAAGAACATATTTGAGATACTACCGAGCCATTAAGCATTATGAAGAATGGAAGATGAATTAGGATTTTATAACTCGACAGAGTTCCCAGAGGAATTAAGCGAAGCTGGTAACGGAAACTCTGTCGATGTTTTAATTTATAACACAAAAACCGGAGAGAGATCCGTCGGATGGTTTAACTTTAATCAATTCAAATGGTACTTCCTTATGAATGAAAATATAAAGAAATTCAAATGGAGGTATTTTATTGATAAATACGATACACCTAAAAAAGAAACAAATGGCAAATCAAGAAAAAAAAGAGATTGAAAACGGAATTATTATTCAAGCCGAATTTATGAGAGAAACGAAGGATTCATATTTACTCGACTGCGAAGGAGATGTTGAATGGTTTCCGAAATCTCAAGTAAACTTCGATAAAGAAAAAAACGAACTCGAAGCACCAAAATGGTTACTTCAAAAGAAGTTTCCGGAAACTAAATTTTAAAATATGAAAAATAGAATTTTTTTACTACAGGAATTATTTAAAAAATACGATGATATTTGCGAAAAAAGAATGCAAAATATTGAACAAATATTTATCGATTTTATAGAAGAAAAGCAAAGCGAGTTACACGATTATATCGATAAAGAATATAGCGAACATTTTATTATAAATGATTTTATCGGTTTTCTCGAGTACAATATTACAAATGTTTTAGCTATTGCAAAAGAAGGTATTGAAACAACAGAACTATACAAAGAATTTAAAAACGAATTATTAAAAATCAAAGAGTAATGGCAAAAACATTAAAACAAAAATCGGAGGAGCGTGTAACAGTACTTGCTCAAGAAGTTCTCGATGCTGTAAAAAATACAGCCGAAAAAGTAGAAGGAGATTTTACAGTATGTGAAATAAACGAGGCTTTAATTAAAGCTATGCATACATACAATAGAATCGGATTAAATCAACAACGTAACGAGTACGGAGGAAAGTAATATGAAACAAAATAATCTATTCGGAGAGGATTTTGAAATCAAAGATACAGGAGATTATACAACAGCTATAAATCTGCCTGTATACGAACCGAGAGGAAAGAAACCGCATATTTTAGTCGGAGGCATATTTAAGTTTTGGAACTTATACGAAAAGTTTCTATACAGTAATGTGCCGACCGGACTGCACCAAAATAAATAGAATGGGAAGAACTAACAAACGCCTCCACCATTTAATTGACTGGGGTTCAGCAGTTCCTTGTATAATCGATGAGAAGTATAAAAAAGGAGTAAAATGATAAAAGTAGGTTCTGACTTTTCAGGTGTAGGAGCGTTTGAGGAGGCTCTTAAAAACATAGGAATTAAATATGAAATACAATTCTCTTGCGATATGGATAAATTCGCAAGAGAAACGTATTTATTAAATAACGAAACAAGTCACTATTTCCCGGAAAACGTTTACAATAGAAATATACCCGAAGAAAGCCTTGATATTTATATGACTTCTCCACCTTGTCAAGCTTTTTCTTCCGTAGGAAAAAATAAAGGAGAAAGCGACGAAAGAGGAATATTATTTTATAATTCTTATGAATTTATAAAAGTAAATAAACCGAAATCGTTTGTTTTTGAGAACGTTCAAGGTTTATTAAGTGACAATAACGGATTAACTTTTAATAAATGGTGTTATTATCTTGGAGGTGAATCTGTAAATGGAAACATAAATCTTTTTAAAGATGATTTACAGCTCGATTATCACATTTATTATAGGGTTTTAAACTCAAAATATTTTGATATTCCACAGAATAGGAAAAGAATTTTTATTATAGGAATAAGAAAAGATTTAATTCATAATTTTCAGTTCCCGGAAGGAAAGAAAACAAGGAAAAGAATAAAGGATATACTCGAGAACGATGTAGAACATAAATATTATTTGTCTCAAAAAACACTCAATATGTTTTTAAAAAAGAACGAAAAGCATACTTGGGAAGGAAAAGGATTTCTATTTTTTCCAAAGAAAGAAAATCAAATCGCAAATACTATTACAACAAAAGCTGGAGGAAGGGCAACGGATAATTTTATATTAACTAAAAAAGAACCGAAAAATAAAGTAGATAATTTTAACTATGCTAAATATGATAATCTTTATTTAAGAAAATTAACTCCTCGTGAATGTTTTAGATTAATGGGATTTAGCGATAAATTTATCATAAATAAATCTGACAGTCAAGCGTTTAAACAAGCAGGAAACTCAATTGTTGTTAATGTTCTCGAATCAATATTAAAAAAAATAATACCTATAATAACCGAGTAAATAACTCGGTTTTTTTATTTTAGAAAAAAAGTAAAAAAATATTTTTTTGTAAAGTAAAAAAACTTATATTTGCAAAGTAAAACAATATAATTATGTCAGTAAAAAAGTATCAACCAAGTAACGGAACGGAAGGAGAGATATTTATTTCTTCTTTCTGTTCTCAATGTAAACACGAGAGATTTATTCACTCGCAACAAGACGGAGACAAAACTTGCGATATATTAACAAGAACGATGTGTCACTCCGTAAATGAACCGGAATATCCGGAAGAATGGCAATATAACGAAAAAGGAGAAGGATATTGCACAAAGTACGAATATAAACAATGGTTCGACAGAGAGGAATTACTCGAGCCGGAGGAAGAAATAATAATAGATCCTAACCAATTAAATTTATTCGAGTAATGAGAAGATTTTTAACCACATTCCAAGCTATAGATAAAACCGACGGAAAAATAAAAACATTTATTTCGGAATGGCATTTATTAGCAATTAGCTGGGAGGAAGCCGAAATATTAATTAAAACAAAATATCCATATTTAACTCTGCGAGGAGAATATATTTGCGAAATCGACGAGAAAACAAATAAGGTTGAATTCTCTATAAATCTAAATTAAAATGGTTCTCGATATAGAAAAAAGCTACATCCGTAAAAATAACGTTTTATATGAAGAAGGAGTTCCGATTGTAAAATTTACCTTCTCGAAATTTATCGATATAGAGAAACTTCGACCGGAAGGAGTAAAATATATGGAAAGATATATGAACGCTTATCCGGATTATTACGAGAAAATAAAACCTACTGAAGAACAATTAACCTTATTTTAAAAATGAAAGTACCTGAACAATATCGAGTAACTCGAGGAATAATGGCAACGGATTCCTCTTTCGGAAATAACGGAATTTTTATTATTCCGTTTAGTAACCGAACTTATGCGAATGTAATAGCATCAGACGGAGAAGGCTGGGAACACGTTTCAGTTCATATGAATTCGGAAGGAAAACAAAGAACTCCGACTTGGGCGGAAATGTGTAAAATCAAAGATTTATTTTGGGGAGAGGAAGAAACTGTAATTCAATTTCACCCGAAAAAATCCGAGTATGTAAATAATCATAAACATTGCCTACATTTATGGAAGCCGGTAAATATCGAGATTCCTTTACCGAGTAGCGATTTAGTAGGAATAAAGTAATGGTAAGAAAACATAAAATAAAAGTTCCTATTTACGGAACTTCTGTAACAGTTATTCTCTGCGATTCTTTAAAGGAAATCGAGAAGGAATATAATTTAACCGATACGGATTGCTGCGCTGCGATAACCTTCAAGAGAAAATTCAAATATCACGTAGCGTTTGAAAAAGCATCTCCGGAAACGATCGCTCACGAAGTCGTTCATTTAGTAAATCATATTTTCTACGATAAAGGCATAAACCTCGACTTAATAAACGACGAACCTCAAGCCTACTTTACTGGTTGGCTTTTTAATCAGATTTTTCTAACTATTTATAAAAAGTTTAATTATGGCTAAAATCAAATTGAAATCCTCCGAGATTAAGAGAATAAAATCTCTTTTATCTATGGAAATTGTAAGAGCAGAAAACGCTCTCGAACATTCAAAAACAGTTAATTTTCAATCCGAAGAAAAGAGAGAGGAAGTTATCGAAAAGAATGAAGCGAAAGTTTACGAACTCAAAGAACTAAAAAAGAAATTCACCTAAAAAACTAAAATTATGGCAATCGAAAAAGTAGAGATGTACACCGTAGTATGCGACCACTGCGGAGAGGATATTGGAAGCAGCTCCGAATACAGCTGTTGGAACGATGATACTTATGCGGAAGAAAACGCAATGGAATCCGAATGGGTAAAAGAAAACGGAAAACATTATTGTCCTGACTGCGTATCATACGGAGATAACGACGAACTTCAATTGAAGCCGGAAAGGTTTAACCTCAACAAGGGAGAGCCTACAATTTACGAAAAGGCAATCGCATTATGGGGCAATCAAGCGCAACTTGAAATGTTAAACGAGGAAGCAACCGAATTGGCTCTCGCTACGAGGAAACTCCTCCGAAATACTACGGAAGAAAGATTTAACGAATTATCCGGAGAAGTTGCCGATGTAGAAATTATGATTGAACAATTCAAAACTATGTTTCCCGAATTAGTTCCGGTTATTGACGGCTTCAGAAAATTCAAATTGAACCGATTAAGAGAGAGAATTGAAAAGAAATCTTTTGAAGGATAATTATGGCCAGAGTAATAACATTTTCGACAAAGTTCCCAAGCTATCATTCAAAGAAAGGTGAACCGACTTACTTCGTAGAGGCTTTTTATAAATCTCTATATGTTATGAAAACTATTCCGAAAGAACTCGGAAAGGATATAATAATAATTACTCCGGAAGAAGCAAAAGAAAGAGGAATCGAAATTATAAACCCAACGGAATGTCCGCTCGAGAAACAAAAAATAAAATCTCTCCTCCTCGAGAAAGAACCACCAAAAGTAATAGATACTTTAATAAAATCCGGTAGAGAAGAAAGAAACCAAAGAAGAAAATCTATAAAGAGAAACAAAGGAATAAAACCAAAGTATCAAGGAAGGAAATCACGATAAAATCAGTTTTCATAATTCAATTAATAAAAGCCTCGTAAATGAGAAAATCATCGTTTACAGAGGCTTATTTCGTTTACAATTTTACACTATAAAAAGAAATCGGAAAAAATGTACTAATTTTGTCCTAAATTTAAAAACTATTGAAATGGATAAAAGGGATAAGATTTCAACGGAAAAGATAATTAAAGCCATAAAAGATAATTATGGAATAGTATCGGACGCAGCAGCAAAGCTGAAAATAACAAGACAGTGTTTGCATAATTGGATTAATAATGAACCGGAGTTAAAAGCTGCGGTTAAGGAAGCGAGAGAAAACGAGCTGAAGGATCTAATCGAAGGAAGTTTGATAAAAAACATCAAATCCGGAAAAGAGGTTTCAATTATATTCGCTGCAAAAACGCTTCTTCGTGATAGAGGTTATCAGGAACAAATCACGATTAAAGATGATTCAAAACTAAAAGAGCAAATTAATTCTTCCTCCGAATCCGAATTACTCGAGATGATAGACAGAATGACGAAAAGAATAAAAGATGCTTCGTAATGAAAAAGGAGGATTTAATAACCGCTTTCCTCGAGATAAGAGAAAAACAAAAAGAGCTGGCCAAATTAAGGCTGGCTCAATTTTCTATATTTATTGACGAAGAAGCAGAAACAGCGTGGTTTCATAAAGTTATTTATGATTATCTCGATAAGTGGATAAACGGAGAAATAAAGAAACTCGCAATATTTATGCCACCTCAGCACGGAAAGTCGAGAATGTCCTCGATAGTTACACCTGCTAAAATCTTGGGCCAAAAACCTAAATCGAAAATCGTTGTTGCTTCCTACTCCGACACGAACGCCTCGAAATTCAACAGAGCGTGTCAAGATATTATCGATAAGGAAGAATTCAGAGAACTATTTCCAAACGTATTACTACCGGCAAAAGGAGTAGAGAGTACAAACGAGTTAAGGAATAACACCTTTTTTGAAACGATAAAGCATAAAGGATATTATAAAGCCGTTTCAGTAGGAGGTTCATTAACTGGTTTCTCGGTAGATTACGGAATAATCGATGACCCAATTAAAGATCGTAAACAAGCGAACTCGAAAACCTACAGAGATAACTTATGGGATTGGTACACCGATGTTTTTAAAACTCGTTTACATAACGAATCAAGTCAGCTTATGCTTTTTACTCGATGGCACGAGGATGACCTCGCTGGTAGGTTATTCGATCCGAGAAACGAAAAGTATGACGAGGAAGAAGCGAAAGAGTGGACTGTTATCGCAATTCCGGCTTTAAAAGAGGAGCAGCCTCCGATTAAATGCGCAATCGATATAGGTGACCCACGAAAGGTAGGAGAAGCATTATGGCCAGAGAAACATTCAGCTGATAAATATATCCGTAGGAGAGAAAAGAATCCGACCTCTCACGCTTCTTTGGACCAACAGCGACCGAATCCGTCAAAAGGAAATAAGATAAAACGAGATTGGTTTAATATCATAAATGAAAACGAACTTCCTTTTAATCCTTCCTCCGTAGCGAAAGATTTTTGGATTGATGGTGCGTTTACCGAAAAAGTAGAGAATGACGAATCAGCACAAATGGCTTGTTCTTTCCATAAAGGAAACCTTTACATTTTCAACTGTCACGGAGTACGAAAAGAATTAAACGAATATCTCGAGTACATAGTGCCTTGGTTTAAGAATATGGGATATAAACCGACCTCGAGCGTATTTATAGAATTAAAAGCCTCCGGATATGGATTTTATTCGATGCTTAAATCACCGAAGTATGGAAGTAAGAACTGCCGACCGATAAACTCGAATACAGTAGCTTATGGGAAAATAAACCGAGCGGAAAACGCACAGCCAACATTAGCCTCAGGAAAAGTATTTCTTGTTAAAGGAAGTTGGAACGAAGCATTTATTGACCAGTGCTGTAACTTTCCGAACGATTTACACGATGATATGCTCGACCTTCTTTGCTATTCGATAGACCACTATTTTATACAAGACGAAGATGTTGACGTTGATATTGATTAAAGCATCTAAATAAAGCATTTAAAAACATCTAAAACCATTTATTATGAAGAAACAAAAATTTACCTACGAAGCCGTTGTTAAAGATATTCACGACGGAGACACGATTACAGTTGAGTTCGATCTCGGATTTAATACGAAGTTCACCGAAAAGATACGATTCTATGGAATTAACGCTCCGGAACTACGAATGAGAAACGAAAAGAATAAACTCGTAGAAAACCCGAAAGGAACCCAAACACTCGAGGAGGTTAAAAAGTTCTTGAAGGTAGGAGATACAATTGTAATAGAAACAATCAAGGATAAGAAAGAAAAGTTTGGGCGTTATCTCGGAAACGTTTATGTAACTGTCGGAGAGGAACAAATAAAACTTAACGACTATTTACTCGAGAAGGGATTCGCAGAGAAATTAACATACTAACAAAGAGCCGGATTTATTCCGGTTTTTTTATTCTCTAAACGGAAAAGAAAAACTTTTTTAAAAAAAAGTAAAAAAATATTTTTTTAGAAAGTTTTTTTACTTTACCTTTGTCATATCAAAATAGAAATTAAACAATTAAGTTATGGCAAAATTAATTTTAATTCCGAGTTTCCCAATCGATAGAGATAAGATTGACACCCTTTTGGGAATTAGCGATTTTTCGGCAGAGTTCGACCATTTTAATAACCGCTTCATATTCGAGGAGGAAGAAGAAATGCTTGACGAACTCGAGAGAGAAGTAACGAACTATTTAAACAACTTTCCGGTTAATTATAGATTTGAATCAGAAGTTTAATTTAAAAGCGAATAAGTTATGAACTACGATGATTGGAAATTACAGACGAATCCCGACGATGAACTCGAATATGACGAGGATGGAGAAGTATTATGTTGCCCTGTATGCGATACTCCTACAAAGGACGGAGATTATTGTTCAAATAGATGCTGGAAAGCTGATAACGACGATTAAATATGGTTCGTTTAGATAAGGAAAGACAACAGGAACTTGAACCGCAGAGAATTAATTTTGCGGTTCAAAAACTCTCCGAAATAGGAATCGAGGTAACTTCAAAAGATAGTACCAAAATAACCTTCGATTGGAAAGGAAATAAAATAACCTTCTTTCCATATTCCGGATGGCATACCGGAAAAGGAATAAAGGACGGACGTGGAATAAATAACCTTTTAAAACAATTAAAAACACATTAGAAAACTAATCTATTATGAAAAAGCTAATCAGTAAAATTTACAAATTCTTTCTCTCTATCGTAGAGGAATGCACGACACACGATGTTTATTTATATGTCGGCTCCCATTTAGTTAAGAAACAAACTATGTATTATGTTCCTCGAGTAGGAGACAGAATTCAGATAAACGAGGAAGATCCTCGAGAGTTAATGGAAGTTCAAAAAGTAACTTCCTCTCCGGCTGGAGGAGTAATTAATCTTTCTTGCGCCTTCGTAGTAAAAAACTCTGGGAGCCGTCCGGATTTATCTTATATCGTTCAAGCGAAAGAATCTGATTGGAATATCGGAAAGCACGATAATATGATAATCGATAAGCGTTACAAAAAAGCGCATAGAAAAATATCCGATTTGGTTCAAGTAGCGGAAATGTATAACGACTTCCTACTCGGTAAACACGAAGAAGGATTGCCATTTCAAATAGTAAACAATCTCCTTAACGAATTAAAAGAGGAAAGCGATGAGTAAAGCGGACAAGAAAGCGATCGAGCAGCTTCAACCTTCGATAATAACAAAAATCTCTCAAAGTATTCTTGCGAATCAAATCGCATATAACTTCCTTCACGAGATTCAATTCACGCAGTATAATAAGCATCGATTAAAAATGCTATTAAAGCAAGTAAACGAAGAACTTGCGAAAGCCGAAAAAACCGAATATGATTTACTCTATGATAAAAAAGAATCAGCTACAAGAGAAACTTATTCAGCTATGGAAGAAATGGTAAAAGAAATTTCCGAACTTGGGTTATTCCATTTCGATAATATAAAAGAAATAATTCGAGCGTATAAAAAGAATCCCGCATCAGATATGGGAATAGCAAAAAAATTAAATAGATAATTCGATTTGTTTTTTTTATAACTTTGCCCTAACTTAAAACTTAAAATTATGAATATCACAGTAACTAACGGAGCCATACAATTAGATTATGCTGACTCCAGCAAAACGCTATACAAAGGAAGTGTTTCGCAAATAAACGTAAGAGAATTCAATATGTTAATCGTAAGCGAAGAAGAAAACATAAATGTTCCTTTCGCTATGATAGAAACTATTAACGGAACAACTCCGGCAGATATGCAGGAAGTAAAAACGATTATTGACGCAAATTTTAATTCGGGTGGAGCGACACCCTCACTTCCACAAAACCAAATAGATGCTTTAAATGCAAACCCTACATTAAACGGTAATAATGCTGTTGCTTCAATTGAAGACATCTCCAATAATTATGTACCATATACAAATGCAACAAATGATGTTGATTTAAATGACAAAACTCTTAAGTCAGCTAACATAACTATTTCAACTTTAGGTGGTAATCAACAAATAGCACAAAAAACAACAAATGTTAATGGAAATAGAATAGCTGAATGGCAAGATAAAGATTATGAGGGTGTTGCAGATATTACAGATATTCCTGATATTAGTGGTTTTTTAAAACTTACAGGAACAGAACTCAATAACCCTGTAACAGGAACAATAGAAATGGATACAAATTTGTTATATGGAGATAACGACCTTGTACCTAAAAATTATGTGGATGTAACAATAGATGATGCACTAAATAAAAAATTTACAATCCCAAAAAAAATATATAAAATAAAACCTATATTTTTAAAATATGTAGCAAATAATGCTTTAGATAAAAGAACAAAAGAAGGTTGGTATAAAGGGATTTCTACTAAAACTATCAATAATGTTGAGATACCATTAACAGCATCTTGGAATAATTCAGTTTCTTTTACAGATAGCGTTTATGTTAGAATTGGTTTAAATGGTACGTTTATACATACAGAAGAAATAACTCTTAAAAAAATGTACCTTCAAGGTATAGTAAGTAAATCAAGTGTAGAAGGTTTAATTATGTACAATGTTTCAATTCCTGAAATAACTATAAATCAAAATGATGTAATCTATGTTGGTTTAATGTGCAAGAGTGCAACTGATAAACTTGGTTTTGTTGCTACATCTACAAAAACAGATGAATGGGTAGATGGTTGGAGTACACTTTCAGACACAACTGATATTAATACATATAGTAATCCACCAGTACATGTAGCAAATGGTACTTGGGCGTTATCAATATACTTTTCTCATATAAATGGAACTGAACAAATCAGTTATGATGCTTTTGCTAAAATAAGAGATAATAAGACATTTAGAGGGAGTTACAATATTGTTTTAAATTCTTTATTTGCAATAAAACCAACTGCTAAAGTGTTAATGATAACACATCACACCGAAGATGGCGAGTTTAAAAATAAAGATTTAAAAAAGTTAATAAACCAACAACTTGAAATAGCTAAATTTTGGAATATTCCAATAGTAAACTTAGCTGATAATTTGGGTTGGGTAAATAAGGATAATGTTAATACATTAATTGCCAATGTACCAGACATGATACACCCAGCAAGTAATTCATCTTTAACATCAATTCAAGATATTAAAAGATTAATAATTCCAGTAATAACACCACTTTTAGGAAATTGGACAGGTAAAAAAATTGCATGGTATGGTACATCAATACCAGCAGGTTATCCATTATTTACTACTGCATCTAAATACCCTGACCAAATTGCATTAGACTTAGGAGCAACAATAAATAATAAAGCGTTATCTTCATCTAATATGAGGGCATTTAAGGTTGATGGGAATGGTGTACAGTTTCCATTTATTGATATAACTGTATCATCTAATTATAAGAAAGATATGTTAGACTTAATAGGTACAGTAGATGAACCTGATATATTTGTTTTTGATTTTGGAATAAATGATTTTTATAGAGATAGAACAGATTTTTAAACAAATTATATATAATCCTAAATTTACAATATACTAATAGTATTACCGTAATATTATAATACACAAAAACTACAGATTAATAAATATTTTATATATTTGCTCAATAATTGTTTAATTTAAAACCAAAAGAAAATGAAAAACATTTTAATTTTAGCTTTAGTTTTTATGTTCTCGTTAAGTTCCTTTGCGAGTTCGATTAAGATTGCGACGAATCCAGTCACGGAGAAAAAGGAACGAAAGGAAGTATTTAATACTTCTATCGAAAAAACAATTTCTATTGTAATCGCTTCGGAAAATGAAATCTATTTGTACAAGATAGAAAACCGACAGGAAATACAAGGAAATTATTTTAATACTTTTAAAATTAACCCGGAAAAGTTTATCTTTTTAAATCGAAAGGAAATTAAAAAAGATATATCCAAAATAAAGTATAAAAGTGATTTTCGGAAAAGTAATTCAAAAGATAATATTATAAAGAATTATATTGCTGCCGATACTAAAGAAACTCCTTTACTCGAACAGGAAATCGTCCAGAAGGAATAGAAATAATATAAAATTAAAAACCGTCTAAATAAGGCGGTTTTTTTTTATTTGTAAAAGATTAGAAATTAATTTATAATTTTACAGCGTTGGAAGGGAACAATAAAAAAAATAATATTAATCTTTTAAAATTAAATCAAAATGAGTTTTGAATGTAATTGTCCGGAGCCAAACAGTTTAACTCCGATAGAAACAGAAAACTGTAGAGTTGATTTGAAGCAAGTACAGAGATACGCATTTCAAAGAGATGGTTATCAATTTAATGCTTCTGGTACAACTCCGAATCCGATTTTAGATTTATCGTCGTGGCAAGCATTTATGACTGCTACAGATAACTCGACTATCGTAGTAACTCCATTAATTGGAGCCGATCCTGTAATCGAAGCAGGTGATAAAATAGCAACAGGTGGTGGAGATAACTCGACACTAAATGGAGTTGAGGAATTGGAAGGTGTAAATCCTTCAAACGCATCTTGTATGTTTAAATCTTTATCCTCTAAAGTAGAAGCACAGATTAAAAAATTAATGTGTGAAAAGAGCTTGACAGTTTATTTATTCCTTCAAGGAGGAAAAATAGCTTGTACGAAAGTTAGTGCTGATGTAGCGAAAGGATTAATCTGTCAAAGCGTGTTCTTGTCAGATAGAAATAATGCCGGGTATGGAACAAGAGATACATTTAAGTTTTCTTTTGCGATGCCAGCAGGGTGGTCTGAAAACCTTGAAATTTATTCTCCAACGTTTAATCCTTTAACTCAATTGTAAGATGTCAAAAGAGATGGTTACGCTAAAAGCGAAAGATTCAAAAGGAGGAGTAAAAAAGACTTTCGACGAAAGTCAAGCATTAAAACTTCTTAAACTCCCAAACAGCCAGTGGGAGTTGGCTGACGAAAAGTACAGCTATGATGGCAAAGATTTGTCTAAAAAAGGAAAATAAAAGATGATAGTTTCACAAACAGAAGCCGTAGAAATATTGAAATTTCCGAGAAACAAAAAGGAAATAGAATCAGTAAAGATGCAAGAATCCCAGCTCCGAGTATTTACGGAGGAAATGGACGCAGCCGAACTTTGTGAGGAACCATATTGGACAAAATTAAAAGAGAAAATGAAAACTCGTTTAGACAAAAAGTTTGAACGAGTTTTCGAGTTTTCTCGATTTCCGCTTCCGATTACACAAATAAGTGATTCGATATTAACCGACTATTTTAAAGTATTTGATGGGAAAAATAGACACTTTAACATAGATGGCGACAGAGATTTAAACTTATTAAATAATTGGATAAAAGATAGTAATATAGAAGAATGGATTGAGGAGAAAGCCAAGAAGGTAGAAGCCAATTACAACACCCTGTATCAAGTCTCAATCCAATGGGTTAAAGACAAGATTCAAGGTGCCTGTGAGAAAGGTTATGCAGAGGTTGCCTTTGGCTTGAGAATACGTACACCACTCTTGGGACAGTCGGTACTTGGTGGTGGTGCTATTCGTGAAGCAGAAGCTGAGGCCAGAACACTGGGTAATGCTATCAGTGGTCAGAGTTATGGCCTGCTGAACAACAGAGCCATCAATGCTTTCATGGCTAAGGTATGGGATTCACCATTTAAGTACGACATCTTGCCTGTAGCACTGATTCACGATGCTATCTATCTGATGGTCAAGGATGATGTTGAAGTAGTGGCTTACGTCAACGAACACTTGATCAAAGAGATGGAGTGGCAGGAGCTTCCTGAGATTCAACATGACCAAGTGAAGCTCAGTGCTGAAATTGACTTATTTTGGCCTTCGTGGGCAAACCCAATAACCATTCCCAATGGCTTAAGCAAACAGCAGATTATTGCTCTATGTGCTGAAGCCAAGAGGAAATATGAGGAGAAATGATCACATGAAACCACGACGTAAACGTAAGCCACAGATTACCTATGAATACCTATGGTGCTGTTATGCAATAGCATGGGGTATTAACGTCTATGATGAAACCAAACAACAGAGGACTGTGGTATGAACTCTAAACGTATATCCATGTCTTTCAGTGGGGATAGTCTACAGACTATTCGTTGTGCTGTGGAACTTGCCATAGAAGCAGTGCATATGCACATTGCTTCTTGTCCTGATGTAGAAGAATACGCAGAAGACATTGAAATGCTTGAGCAAGATAAGCAAGTATTCAAAGACCTGCTGCTACGTATTGATAAGAAACTGGAGTCAATATGATCTCACGTGAAGAATATATGGAAGCCAGTAAAGTGGATGGACAGAAGGCTCATGAAGAATACTATGAGCAGTTCTCTGCTTTACCTTTTTATTGGATTAAACACTATCCAAATTGGCAACGTATTGTTGAGAAAGCACGTAAGTCTACAGATGAACATCTCAACGATATTCCTTTGAAAGAATGGGATAATCTTATGCCTGTGCCTATCCCATACAACCTAGCCAACCTAGTGCGTAGCTGTGGTGATTACATTACCAATGCAGGTTGGGTGTGTATTGCCAAGTGTGCTGTACTCAAATACATCAGAGAGAATCCAAATGGATGACATCCTTATTGATTGGCCACTGTTCCATGAACAGAAAGCAATGCTCATTGCTATGGCTGATAACACCAAACGTTCAAGACGTAGTGTAGAGCTATTGGATGGCTTGATTGCTCTCATGGATACTCTTCAAGATACGCTTGAAGTACCCAAGGAACCCGTAGTCACTGAAGCCATGAACCAAGCAGGTAATGACATTGCTGCTGAACTTTTTACTGCAAGTGTAGCCAAGAGTATGAATGGCTTAGGTGGGTCACCTACCTATGAGGAATGGCTTAACAAAGAAGTAGCAAATCGTGACCTCTGTATTGCATACTCCAAGTCTGAAATTGATTCAGTAACTGCAATCTATCTGGCTATGGTGAGGGCCAAAACACTATGAAACTTGAAGAAGCACAAGCACTGAAAGTAGGGGACACTGTGAAGTGTCCTAAAGACCGAGGAGACAAAGGTTACGATGGTGTTGTTACCTTTGTAGGTGAGACAGTACAAACCCATGCTTCTGTACCTGAACCATTCATCTGGGTAACAGTACAGAAAGCTACTACCAGACACACATGGTCAAGTAATAGGTTGAGTAAATAATGTTTACATTATTGATTGCAGCCATTATTGCTTGGTCTATTCATAGGGGAATGCAATGAACGGATATATGGTTTTCTACAAAGGTAAAATATGGGAAGTACACGCAGATACTTCCTATGAAGCTACCCAGAAGGGTATGGCTCATTTTAAAACCAAGAAGATGTGGGAAGTTACTGTTGTACTTGCAGAAAAAGCAGGTGAACAGGTAACAACCATGATCACTGATTAGAGGTGTAGCATGAAATACGAGACTAGGCTCAGAGGTAATGCTTACCAATGTGAAGCCAAGTTCAAAGAACATGAAGGTCAGCAGCTTGTAGACATCTACGTCACTGACCTTCAGGGCAAACCTATTGGCTTCAAACCCACAGAACAAGAATTGAATTGGGTATT